GGCATAGGAGATATCGTCTCGGACGCTATGAAAGGCGCTGAAACGGCAGCGGGCGGCGCAGCTGATGCTATGTCCGAGTATAATAACGAGGCGCAGAAAACAGAGAAGACCGTCAACCGACTGGCAGGATTTGATACGATAACAAAACTGTCGGGCAGCTCGTCAAGCGGCGCTCTTGTTGACGCTCTTCTCGGCGATAACGGGTTAAATGAAATCTATGCGGCGACAAACGCGGCGACTGATTTAAACGACGTTTTGAGCGGCATTACAGCGCCGAATATAAATGTCGATACATCGGCGGCGCTGTCTGAAATTCAGCAATTCGGCAAGGACGCGGCATTTGTATTTTCGCATTTAGGCGACGATGATGCAATTTATGAACCGCTGACCCGCATGACAAACAAGATTGAGGAAATCTTGAACGCAACGGGACTTGACGGGACTGCATTTGTTGATTTTTGGAAGAATGTCGGCGCTGATATTCAAAAGGACTGGCGGCTTGGCTTAAACGATATTGATACAGCTTTCCGTGACACTTTCGGAGAACTCGGGCGAGCATGGTCAGATTATTGGCAGGGTGTAGGCGACGATTTTTCCGATTACGTTAATATGTGGCAGGCGGCAAATAAAGGCGACCTACAAACAGCGGGCGCGTACCTGTTCAAAATGCAAACATCAAATCCCTTGCTTGACGCTGACACAAAAGACGCATTTGAACGGACAGGAAACAACATACTTTCAGGCGATTACGCAAACGCGAATATAGCTGCTGATCAAGTGCTAAAAAGCTATCAAGAAAATTTAGAGGGCATTCAGAACGTATTTGATGAAGCACGAAAGAAAAATCCTTTAAATCCCGAGTTTTGGGGTATAAGTTTAGCGCCGACCTCTGCAAATTCGATATCTACATCATGGGACGATACCGCATATACACAATTGCCGCAGGCTAACCGTGATTACAGGTCGATACAGACATCACCGAGGTTTATTCCCACGAATGTCCCCGAAAGCGCGGTAAATGTGACGGTTTATGTTGACGGGCAGGAACGACAGGCACAAGTCGAAAACGACAAATACGGAGGGTAGCCATGAACGAAGAAGAAAATGTTGCACACATTCTGCAAATAGACGGCACATGGCTCCCGGGCGTTCGTGATTATGATTTCACACTTGAAGACCTCGACAGCGAAGACAGCAACCGCTCCGAGGGAGGTTACGCACATCGTGATATTTTGCGCCCTAACGTTTATCATGCGTCTGTTACGCATATAGTGCCGTATGATGATATGCTGATAATATGCGACGCGATAAAAGCTGAAAAAACAATAGAAATATCTGTACTTGCGCCCGGCAAGACAGCAGAAAGCCCGTATGCGGACATAACCGCGTATGTATCAAAGATTGATGTACATCTTGAATGGTTAGACGATATCGACGCGGAAAGCGGTTATAAAGCGTATTTTGTCATTTCATATCAGTTGGTCGAGGTGTAGCATGATAAGCGGAAATATAATCTTGACGGACAGCACAGACATCACAATATCCGATGAAAATGTTGTTGCAAAATCAATCAGCATTGAAATGTCAACGTGTCGTCCTAACCGTTTTGATTTCGGGACATTTAATGCAGCTGTCTTGAAAATCGGTGTAATTATCACAGACGCGGCAAACATGGACTTTTCGGGCGCGGTTGTAAACATATCGGATATCACATATGACGGCGAAGATGAGGTCGAAACGTTGTTAGGACAATACATTGTGGACGGCTCGCAAACGCGGAGAGAGCGAGAAACGGTGTATCTGACAGCGTATGACCATGCACAGGACTTTGACAGGTCTATTCCCGATAATGTACGCAACACGTCATACACGGCTCTTACGGCGATTCAGGCGGCGTGTACCGCGTGTGACATAACGCTTGATGACACTTTACCGGCAGGAGCGCCAAACACGTCAATAACATTTACCTTGAAATCAGCAGCGGTACAGACGTGGCGAGATATTGTAATGTGGGCTTGTCAGCTTATCGGCTGTAATGCGGTTTTATCACGTGAGGGAATTTTGACTATCCGCCAAGCGTGGTACGAATATAATGCAACTCCCGATATAATATGCACTGCCGCAGACAGGGTAGATATAAAATTTTCGGATACCCGCGTGTATGTTAAGTATTTGACGGCGTACAGCGGAACAAAGCCAAAAACATACACATCTGCGGCGACTCAGCCGTCACAGTCAAAGCCGGGCATGATGACGCTTGAAAAAAATCCGCTGTTGTCGGATAAGACAGAGGCGGAGTGTGATGTCATCAATCAGGCGCTTGCCGATAAAAGCTTTACACAAAGACGTATAGAGGCTAAGTTGTTCAACAACACGGAAATCGCACTCGGAAAAATCGGTATGTATTCGGGTGGGAAAGTTGATGTAAGAAGTTCAATCCGAGGTATGACAACGGGCATTACGTGGAAATATCACGGTTATACACGCGTTGTATGTGCCGCGCCCGAAACGGTTCAAGGAGAGTGAGAGCATGGAAAATACGCGTTCGCAAATCAAAAAAAGACTTGATGAGATTGAAGAAATGGCACGTAACGCGGGCGGCTCGGGCGGTGTGGGTGAGAACCTTGCACCTTATTCCGCGACTTCCGAACGTTTCAACGACTATGACGCGATAACTTTCGGAAGTACGGGTCCCACAGGCGGCAGCGTTTCGACCGTGCCTTATGACCACCTTGAGGGTTATCGGAATTACAGCGTCGGAAGCGGGAGCGTACGGGAAGATTATGTTGTCAGTGACGGAGCCAATCATATCTCGGGGCAGCATAACAAAGCACAAAACGCGCTCGGCTGCACTATGAGCGGCAAGGATAACACGGCAAGCGGTTCAAGCGGCTGTGATGTAAGCGGAAACGGCAATAACGTCTCAGGCGCACAGGGTACCGTTGCAGGCGGCGAGGGGAATACCGTTACAGGTAATCACCACTCCGTAAGCGGAAACGGCAACGAAGTCCGCGGAATCGGAGATACTGTAGGCGGTGACAGCAATGTTGTGACAGATGTGAATTCATCTAACGGCTATAATCGCGTAGGCGGCAGGGATAACATTGTTACGAATTGTTTCACCGCCGATGTTATCGGGCATGGAATGACGGTCAGCAACTCCAACGGAGCAACTGTGCGGGGAGTCGGCGACCCAAACGACCACGCTGCAGGAGGCGTAGTATCTGGGTCTCCCTTTTCTATTGCTGTTATGAACGGCGGCAAAATGATAAACTGTCAGGACTCCGCTATGTTCGGTTCCAGTAACTCTATGACGAGCAGTCCTTATTCTATGGTGCTCGGCGATAACAACAGCTTATCAGGCGGCGGTCATAATTACTGTATAGGGCAGTCAAATGAGATGACCAGTTCCATTTACGGTTTTTGTTTCGGACTGGATAATAAAATAGGTCGCTTACACCCCGGAACTGTTGCTATGTGTTTCGGATCTGGTGCAGAAATAGGCACATCCGATTCACCGCCCTCTCCATACAGGACAGGCGCGGCTTTCGCGTTCGGCAGCGGAAACATCTTCACTATCGACTATAACGGTGATATACACGCAGCGGGCAGCTATGGCACTATGGGCGCGGACTATGCGGAATATTTCGAGTGGGCGGAGAAGTCTGAAGAAAACAAGACGCGGCGCGGGTATCTGGTGCAGTTCTGCGGGGATAAAATTATTCCTGCTCACGGTGATGATTTTATCGGTGTGATATCAGTCAACCCGTCTATCGTGGGTAATGCGTGTGAATTGCACTGGCACGGGAAATATCTGCTTGACGATTTCGGCGAATTGATATTAGATAAAGCGGGAAAGCCGATAATCTTGCCCGAATACGACCCGAAACAGACGTATATACCGCGTTCACAGCGTCCTGACGAGTGGGCGGCTGTCGGCTTGCTCGGGCGTTTAGTTATCGTTGACGACGGGAGCTGTAAGCCGGGCGGGTTTGTATCGGCGCGGTATGGAATAGGTACAAAATGCTACGCAAAGACAAATGCGAAAGTTTTGCGTCGTATCAACGAAAATCACGTTGAAGTCTTGGTTGGCGGGAGGTGATGACGTTGACAACGGAGCAAATTGTAAATCTTGTCGTATCGTTAGTCGTTCAGCTATTGGCTTGCGGTGGTTTTTGGACGTTCGTTATAAAAAAGTACGAAACCAACTCAGCCAAAAACAAACTGCTTTTAGGTCTCGCACATGACCGTATCATGTCGCTCGGAAACAAATATATCGCGCGGGGTGAAATCACCTCGGACGAGTTTGAGAATTTGAATGACTATCTTTACGAGCCGTACATTGCTATGAAAGGTAACGGCTCAGCTCAGAAAATCATGGAAGATGTTAAAAAACTAAAAATTGTAAATTACAACGAAAGGGGTAGCGAACAATGATTACACGATTAGGCTACGATTATGAAACTAAGCTTGGACTGTTTTCTATCGGTGGCGCGGCTGATGTTGAAAATCTGCCGACGATGAACGAGAACGGCAAAGAAGAGGCGGAACTGTTCGAGCCTGTATGCCCGGGCAGCTACGCGCTGCTGAATGACGGCAGCGGCGGAAAGTATATTCTAAGCGACGCTAATGAATGGGTGGAGGAGAATTAACATGGACGTAAAAGACATAATTCTTGCTGCGAGCATTGCAAAAGGCGCGGGCGGCGGCTCTGGTGGTGGGGTAACAAAAGACTACGTCGATAGTCAGGTCGGCGCGGTCTCGGAGCGTGTTGATGATGTTGAAGATGTTATTCCCTCCACTGCAACGGCACAAAATAAACTTGCAACCTCGGCAGATGTTTTAGCGGTTACAACATCTGCAACCTCCACCACCTCACCTCTCTCCGACAGTGCAGACGGAATGGTGCAGGGAGTGACTATTTACGGGCGTTCAGAAGTTGTTGACGGTGAGATAAAATCTGTTGGTGACAACGGATTGACGGTCACAACAGCTAATAGCGACAACACGTTGACTACTTCCGCAGAGTTCACAACCGCTCTTCCGCTCCGAAGTACACTTGACGGAGCGACGCGTGATGAACTTATCATCGGCAACGGAAAAGCCGAGGTTATAACGCGCTGTGAGGTTGTTGATGACAGTATAGTCCCACTCGCAACACCTGTCACCACCCCTCTCACTTCCACAGAGATTTGCGCGTCCCGCAGTCTTCGTACCTACGACAGCACAACAAACATCACGATATCCGATGAGCCGGATTTTGAGTTTGACTATCTCAAAAACTCAGACAATGGGCAGGCTGTTGCAGACATTCAAAAGGAGTTGCAGGAGCAGATTAATGAAGTATCTTCAGATACTACCAAAGTCCTTTCTGAGGCAGAAATATTAGCACAAATCAACGACCGCATTTATCAGGGCGTTGACCTCACTCAAAAATTTGCCGCAGAGATAGTTTTACAATACAATAACGATCCTTGGGCGTGGATAAAGGCGAGAATTCAGGCAGAAAACTTCGCAGGAATTCATGTTGGTGATTACATACCGTTCACCACAACAAACGGCATTACCCTTAACGCACAGATCGCGGGTATCAATACCTATAAGAACTACGGCGATAGTCTTGTAGGCGCACATATCGACTTTATTTGTAAGGAGCTTTGGCCGACACTGCACCTCGTCAATCCCGTAAACTTTAATAACGGTACGGCGGCGCAAAATTACCCGTGGCTCGCGTCCGACCTGTATCTTTATCTCAATTCGCTTGCAGGTACGGCTCCGAGTGTGGCAGAAGTAGGCGGCGGCACGGGAACGGCTGTAGATTATACAGCAGACGGTGTATATTATTACCTGCCGACGCAGTTGAAAGATGTTATCATCGAAAAACGTTTCTTGCTCCCGAAACGCTATTCCGCGTCCGGGCTGCTTTCAGATGATAACAACTGGGGGTGGGTAAACATCGGCAAATTGTGGTTACCTGACGAGTGCGAGGTTTACGGTATGCCCGTGTGGGGCGGCAAGGGTGGTTATTCGCTCGGCGGTTCCGCTTTGCAATATCCGTTGTTTGCTAGGAATATGAACCGTCTGAAATTCAGAAACGGCGGCCGTAACGATTGGTGGTTGCTTTCACCTTATTCGGGTAACTCTACGCTTTGGTGCGGTGTCGGCGACCTCGGCTATTGCAACTACCGCGGCGCGTCCGGTTCCGGTGTTGCGGTGCCCGTCTGCTTCCGTGTGGGTTAATTGGAAGGTATACAGCATGAAAACGCTTGACAGAATACTTATCATCGTAGGCGTGTCAATTGCCGTGTTCACGGTCACGATGATAGTAACATTCTATGTCTGCGGCTCAATTCCCGACACTCTCTGCACCTGCTTTTATTCGGCTTTCGGCGGGGAGTGCGGGGTCATGGGGCTTATACAGATAATCAAGGAAAAGTACGGCAGAAAGAAAAAGGACAGTGAACACAATGGAAATTAAGGACATTATCGCGCTTTCGGTGGGCGGGGTAATTCTTGTCGGGGGCATCATCTATCTGATATGCAATCAGCGGCAGAAGATACAGGAATGGCTGAAATACGCTGTTGTTGAGGCGGAGAAGTTCTTCGGCGGCGGGACGGGGCAGCTCAAACTGCGTCAAGTATATGAATGGTTTTGTACTCAATTTCCGATTATCGCCGCAATTGTGCCGTTCAAAGTTTTTTCTGCATGGGTAGATGTCGCACTGGAGACTATGAAGGAGTGGCTTGAACATAACGGCAGAATTGCAATGTATGTAATATCAAAATAGGGGGTAATTATGGGTGCAATAAAAGCTATAGACGTTTCTATATGGCAAGGAAACATTAATTTCAACAAGGTGAAAACCGCAGAAGTAAAAGCTGTTATAATTCGCTCAGGTTATCTCGGAAAAACTGACGCGTTTTTTGATAAGAATGTACAGGGCGCACAAGCGGCAGGGCTTGACATAGGCACATACACGTATATCATGTCGGAAACGCCCGCCGACGCGATAAAAGAGGCGAATGAAACTGTAAAGCGGCTCGAAAAGTACAAGGGCGCGTTCAACTATCCGATTTTCGGCGATATGGAAGACGAAAAATACTGTACATCACGATTTAACAAGCAGAGCCGCACGGCTATTTTGCTTTCTTTCCTTGAAACAATCGCAAAAGCGGGATATTATGCGGCGGTATATATTAATCCTGCATGGTTGGAAACGTTTGTCGATAAATCCCGCATTGTAGGCATATATGATATATGGCTTGCCGCGTGGACGAACAGCCCGAACAAGCCAACAAAATACAATTACGGTCAAGTTATGTGGCAGTGGGGTACTGAGACCGTCAGCGGCATTATTGGCAATGTTGACAGCGACTTGGTGTACATCGATTATCCGGGGAAGATACGCGCGGCAAAGAAAAATTTTTTGAAAGCGAAATCAACGGATAAATCTGTCACACTTGCTTTTAATGCCGTTATCCGTGATACTCCAAGAGAAAAGGGGCGGCGGCTCGGCTTGCTTTCGGCGGGTACAAAATGCGTTATCGCAGAGGGTACAGATGTATTTGACCCTGTATCAAAATACACATACATTCAGCTTGCGGGAGGTAAATCACAATGGATAGTGAAATCCGCGATAAAGATGTAACCATACCGTTTGTTGCGTTTGAGCGTGCGGAAGCCGCGTATGAGCGGCACATCAAGCGACTGTGGATATTATGTATTTTCCTGCTAGTTTTGCTTGTAGGGTCTAATATAGGGTGGTTGTGTTTTATATCTGCATACGATTTCAGCAGTTATTCGGCTGATGTTGATACAGGCGAAAAAGGAAACGTTAATTACAATTATATCGGTGAGAAAATGGACGGTGATATAATAAATGGCACGGGTGACAGTCAGAAAGATGTCAATGACGAAACGGAGCGGAGCGAGGGGAGCGATGACAAAAACGCGGGTTAAAATCAAGTCCACCAAATCCCACGGCGGCAAGGGCAGGAAAAGGCCGTGATTCATCATCTTGACCCGTTCGCTGATATCCCTAACGATTTGCTGTCAGATACGATTGATAGGTGGATAAAGGGTGCGAGAAACCGACAAATCATGAAAGACAGGCTAATAGACGTGATGACCTATGAACGCATTGCAGAAAAGCATGATTTGTCTGTCCGATACATCAAGACTTTGATATATCGACTTGAAGATAAGGTTTTTGAACACATATAAAAAAGGCGGGGCTTATGCCCCGTCTTTTTTTTTTATTATATTTTTGCGCTTCATTTTGTATATTTGCACAAAAATATATCAGTTGTTTAAGCAATATATACAACACTATATAGTCACGCAAAAAGCCTTGAAGTAGCATTAAAACAGCATATTTACATCATTTTAAATACCGCAGAAATGCGGTATTATTTTTTTTGGTGATAGATAAATGTACGTGTATTTTAATAACAACCCCAAAGAAAAAAACACGGGCGATTGTGTAATCCGAGCTGTATCAAAAGCGCTCGGGGTTTCATGGCTGCAAGCGTATATGGATTTGTATGTCCTTGGTATGCAGCTCGGAGACCTTGCAAACAGCGACGCGGTATGGACGGCGTATTTGAAAAACAAAGGTTTTAAAAAGCGCATTATTCCTGATACTTGCCCTGATTGTTACACTGTAGGGCAATTCGCAGCAGACCATGACGAAGGTGTATATGTTCTCGGAACTGGCTCCCATGCCGTTACAGTCGTTTCGGGGGACGTATATGACGCATGGGACAGCCGCAACGAAACGCCAATTTTCTACATGGAAAGGGAATGGTAAACATGGCATATCCATATTTTACAGGATATCCGGCAGGCGGTTATCCGCAGTACCCGCAACCCGTACAACAGCCGCAGACAATGCAATATCAGCAGAGTGCTCCCGCGCCTATGCCTGTACAGCAGCCGCAGCCCACACCGCAGATACCGCAAATTCAAAACGGCGGTTTAATACCCGTGAAATCGCTTGCAGAGGTGAACGCATGGCAAATCGCGCCGGGAAACTCGCTGACATTCTTCGTCGAGGGCAACGCAAACAATCCCGCATTTATAGCGGTCAAGACAAAAGGTTTTTCACAGCTCGAAAGCCCGACAACGGAGTTGTTTGATTTAGTTAAACGAGAGAACAAGCAGGAGCCGCCTGTAACCGCCCAAAACGACGATATAAGCAACGTTTCCACAAAGAATATAGACTTGTCTAACTATGCGACAATCGCCGACTTTGACGAGCTACGTGCAAAATACGAGGGCATTACGCATAACGTTGACAGGCTCTCGGAGATTGTTGAAAAAATGCAGTTTGACATAGACGCAATGTCTGACAAGAAAAGCGCAAAGAAAATGGTACAAAACGCGAGAAAGGACGCTGATGCAGAGTGAAAGCACATATCCCACAGATGAACGCCCGGGACCCGTTCGGCAGTTTTCAAGGTTTTGCGGGGCAGTTTCAGAACTTCATGCAAAATCCCGCGGCAATGTTCAAAGGAATGAACTTCCCGCAAAACATCAATCCCATGCAAGACCCGAATGGCGCTATCCAATATTTGATGAACAGCGGCATGATGTCACAGGAGCAGTATAACGGTTTACAGCAAATGGCACGACAGATACAGCAAAATCCTATGTTCGCACAGATGTTTGGGAGAAGATAACGTATCAGTGGTCAACTGGCTTTACGCCTTGACATAAATTCAACCGTTTATCCGGTAATGAGGATAAACGCTTACCCGCAAAAATTAGCGGGAGAAAGGAGTGCAAAATGGCACTTGATAGCGAAAACGGCATAGGCGCTACAATGCTTATGCAGCCCGCCGGAAATTTCGGCGGTTACGGTTACGGCGTACCGTATGCAGTCCCCATGTACGGGAACAGCGGCGGTTTCGGCGGTTTTGGCGGAGATTGGAGCAGTTTTATTATCCTGTTCTTGTTCGCCATGATGTTCGGCGGTGGTTTCGGCGGTTATGGCATGGGCGGCTTTGGCGGCTTCGGAGGTTGTGACTTCCCGTGGCTGCTCACTGGTCAGCAGCAGATATCCAACAACACCAACACTGGTTTCCGCGATCAGATGATTAACGACAACATTACATCTGTTCGTGACGGAATTGGCAGTCTGTCAACTCAGATATGCGGCGGATTTGGTGACGTGCAACTCGGAATAGCTGGCATCAATCAGAACCTTTGTCAGACAGGAAACGGCATAGTTACCGCTGTAAACGGCGCTCAGAACGCTCTTACTCAGCAGCTTTACACAAATCAGATTTCCGACCTTGAACGTTCTTTCGCGGCTCAGACGGCAAACACGCAGGGTATGAACGCTATTCAGGGGCAGCTTGCTCAGTGCTGCTGCGACAACAGGGCGGCAACTGCGGACGTAAAGTACACAATTGCAACTGAGGCTTGCAACACCCGTGCGGCGAACACAGCCAACACACAGGCAATTCTTGACAAGTTATGCGCGCTGGAACTGGACGGCTACAAGAGAGAAAACGACAACCTCAGACAGCAGCTTAATATGGCATCTCTTGCGGCATCTCAGGCAGCTCAGACGGCGACAATTCAGCGTGGACTTGAAAACGAGGTTGACGCGGTGTATAACAGGCTGAAAAATTGCCCCGTTCCGTCAACTCCCGTTTTCGGAAATCAGCCGATATTCACGTGCGCTCAGAACGTAGCGGGTAGTAACTGCGGCTGCGGCTGCGGAAACGGCTTTAACGGTTTCGCAAATTGACTGAGGTGATACCATGGCAAAGTATATTACATCGACAGATCAGAATGTCTCATTAAACGGAATTATTCCGTTTAACATTGTATCTATCCCGTGTAATAAAGGATGCGTAATACCGATTACAACAGGGGTTATTACTTTACGGGGTAGCACCTCAAACAGATTCGCGCGTTACGATGTCCGTGTGCAGGGAAATTTTGCGATACCCGAGGGCGGTGCTATTGCCCCTATAGCGGTAGCTATAACCCTTAACGGCGTACCGATTCCGGACAGTATTGCAATAATCACACCCGCTGCTGCTGAAGACGTATGGCACATCAACACGGCGACAATTATAACAGTGCCGTGCGGCTGTTGCGTATCAATATCAGCAGAATATGTGGACGCTACAGAGGGCGACGCAACGGTAACGCCCACGCCGTCTATTTTCGTGCGGCGCGGAGCATCGATCACAGTTGATCGAATAGCATAATGAAAGGAGAAAAGCATGGAACATCTCGATGAACTCTATGAGACTTGCGAATATCTCGAACGTGATCTTGCTGAAATGAACAAGAAAATAGCTGCTTCCGGCGGAAAGCTCAACACCGACACGCTGAAATACCTTGAAATGCTCACACACAGCATTAAGAGCGTAGAAACAACCATTTCAATGGCAGAGGCTAAAATGAACGGTTATTCCGATAGGCGCGACAATCGCAGCTACGACGGCAGAAGTTACGACGGTAATTTCTACGACGGTATGAGCATGGACGGTAACAGTTACGGCGGCAATTCCTACACACGCGGGCGCGTCAGCAACGCCAAACACAGCAACATAGGGCATTACAGCCCGGAGCGTGGTTACTCCCGCGACGACGCAAAAAAAGACATGATGAAACAGTTATCCGATATCATGCAGAACGCACCCGACGAGCGCACACGCTCAGAACTCGCGAATTTTATGAACAGTTTTGACCGTTCATAAAATAAGCATATAAAAAAAGCTCCCGAGAAATATCTCGGGGGCTTTTTACGTTCAAAATTCCACGCTTTCAATACCTTTGAAGTTATACCCTTGTAGTTCGGCTATATGTTGTAACGCGAGTGTCAAGCCGAAATCGTATAGCCCGTCTCTTGCGGCTTCTGCTACGCTGTCACACATCGGCAGATATACGCGCCCTGTCGTTTCGTTGATGTCCTGTCCGTTTTCGTCATGCTGCGCCATGCGGTAGGTTATCTGTACTAATTTCATGGTGTCACGCTCCTTTCACTTTAAATATATATCAAGACAAGCCCCTTCATCTGTTACCGCAGGCGTAATATATTCAACAATGCGGCTGTTTAAATCCGTCGGATTGCTGCCTGTAAAAGCGGTTGTATCGTCGGCGATAATATTTGTTTCGCCGTTTTTATCGGTTTCGTAAATCCTGTATGTGGGGTATGTCATTTCAAGAATTTGTAAAATGTTTGCGACTGTTATCATATTACTTTTCATGTTTTTTCCTTTCTCCGTTTCGCTCCTGCTCATCAGTGCAAGACTTTTACTTGCAGACGGTCACCCTGTTACGGGGCGATTGATATAAAAGTGGTGATATTTATTGTTCGATAATGTCAAAGCATTGTCTGATTTCTTCAAGGTCGTGACAACATTCACCGCCGGGGTAACGATATATTCCCATATAATCGCCGTCGCATAAGGGCTGCATGCCAACAAGATATGCTTTATATCCACCATTCCCGATTATTATACGCGGGTAGCCGTCTTTTCTCATTTTTTCTATCACTGAAATATTCATCTTATCCTCACTTTCTGCCGGGTTTAGCCGCCGCGCTCGGCTCATGCGCTCGGCTGCGGTGATATGTGCCGTGATTTGTCCGTCACGGCTCGGAATAGATCAGTATATACAATATTCCGTTAATAATCTAATTGCTTTAGTTGTTGATATATCATCCCATGTGCAAAGGCTCGCTATACTGTCGTAGTATGCTATAGCTCTTTCCTTGCGCTCTTCATTAATTGCAAGATTAGATTGTACTTTTTTTATCAATCTATCTGCATACTCTTTGACATATATTTTTGATTTCATTTTCAAAACCTCCTTTAAACTTTGATTTTATCCATTCACTGCTGTAAGCGTTCCGCCGTTTACGCTCATACAGTCGCTTATATATTCCGCTGCCGTCCTGCCATTCTGCTCGTCTTCTGATAACTCGGAAAATTCAGCTTTTAATTGATTCGCTGTTATATAAGTTCCGCGCTCGGCTCATTATGTTTTATGCTTTTACAAATCCGCTATATTTTTCAAATGCTTTTTTGCATTTCTTAAAATCACCTGTTGTACTGTTTACGTATAGACCCGACAGTGTATATTCGCAACCTTTTATTTCTTTGCTGTATGCTGTGTAATAGTGGTCAACTTCTTTTCCATTGATTGTTGTATTAAACGGGCTGTAGATCACGAGTGCCTTATCGTTTTCTAAAACTATTGAAGTACCGTTTGTCTTTGCTCTTGCTCTCTCTACTGTTATATCGTATGTGTTGTATTGTGTCATTTTGTTTACCTCCGTTTCGGTGTTTCCTGTCCTTTACTATAATTACATTATAGCATATATGTGTACATATATCAATAGGCAAAATCAACAAAGTTCAATGAATTATTTTGTGTAATTTGTATATGTACACATATAGCGAAATCTGATATACTAATAGAGGGGGTGAATGTATGTCATCAGACGCACAAAGAAAAGCAAACGCCAAATACTTGTCAGGGCATGACGACATTAAGATTAGAGTGCCGAAAGGGCAGCGGGAGCGATACAAAAAGCACGCGGCGACACAAGGTAAGAGCCTTAACGTGCTTGTCATTGAGCTTTTAGAACGTGACATAAAAGAACGCGGCGAGGAATGAACCCTTGCCGCGTCTTTTGTTGTTGGTTAGAGCGGCGGGATTTGGACCCGCGAGATTAGGGGGTCAAAGCCCCTTGCCTTACCGCTTGGCGACGTTCTAATATTCACTTGGTTGTCAATTGGTTGACGAAAAGTTGACAAACAGTTGACAAAACGGTTGACGAACGGTTGACAGTTGATATTCTCTATTATATAATAACAGAGCGGATATGTCAAGGGTGCACTCATGCACATAGGTATTCATGTTTGTATACATGACTGCACCCACGTGCGCGGCTATTTGGGAAGACGCGGGAAGATATCAAGTTCAAAGTCATCTACAGAAACGCCCTCATGTGCGGCTGATTTTTCCTTGTAATATGTCGCATGGTCGAGGATTTCACGGAGCAGCTCATTTTTGGCGGGAATATCTGATGTTTCATGATATGCTTGCATGATACTCATGACGTGCGGGACAAACTCAGATTTAACTTTTTGTCTGCGTTCAAAAGTGGAAATTTCGGTTTTTATTCGGTCTATTTCCACAATCGTGGAAGATATTTCACTCTTCAGATGTTCGGAACGTTGCACAAAAACATCATCGGTGTAAATTCCGCGTTCTAACAGGTCATAACAGTTTGAAAGCTGTTTTTGTAGCGTATCATGCTTGCTTTCGGTGGATTTCAGCGCGGCTGTGAGTGCGTCAAGCTCAATGTTTGCGGGTGGGTCGCTCTCGCCGCAGATTTCCAACTGATACCGTTTGCACCATTCGCCCAGAGCAGACAAAACGCGGTTTTCGACAATATACAGTGGGGAAGAAACGTTGTTACAATTTCGATTGTGGCACACCAAATATATAGGCTTATTCGGGTATTTTGAACTCGTCCCGCGCATTGCCATTCTGCGCCCACACACTTTGCAGATAATCAATCCGGCAAGAGGATTTTTTATAGCTGACTTATAGCCTACGGGCATAATTGGACGGTGCTCGGACAGTTCTTGCACTTTGTCATATATCTCTTGAGATATAATCGCGGGGTGCAGCCCCTCGGATAGAATATAATTGTCACGATACTGCACGGGGCGCGTCGTGACTTTATGACCGTTGACGATTTTTTGAAAATATTTCCTATAACCGTATCGGATTTTTCCCGCGTAAACGGGGTTGTCAAGTATTTTTGAGACAGATTCTTTCCCCCAGTAGTTGTTTTTCTGCGGCGCTATGTTATGCTCGTTCAAGTACCGCGCTATTGCCTGTATTCCTAACCGTTTGCCGTCCACACCGTAAACGTATAAATTAAATATCAATCGGATAACAGCCGCCTCTTCTTCGACTATCGCCAACGTGTGACCTTTTCCGTCAGGGATTTTCACACGTTCATACCCGAACGGTGGGCGGGAGCCGAGATACTTTCCCTCTTTTGCCGACGCATACCGCCCCTGATTCAATCGTCGTTTAATGGTTTTGTACTCTTGCCGGGACATAAAAAGCGAAAATTCAAAATAGTTTTCATCTGCCTCGCTGTTCGGGTCAAACGTTTTAAACGGCGTTATTATCAGCGTATCGGATTGCTTGAACGTCTGCGCAACAACTCCTTGGTCGATAGTGTCACCACGTGCGAGCCTTTCAATTTCCATGACTAAAATGCCCGTATAAATCCCGCTTTCGACATCGTGTAAAAGCTCCTGCATTTGAGGACGGGAGACAATGCTGTCGCCGCTCACCAGTTCTTCATAGATTTTGACAATATTATAGTGCCGCTTTTGTGCGAGGTCGAGGAGCGCGGCGCGGTGTCTTGCGAGCGTTTCGCATTGAGCTTGCTTTCGCTGCTCAATGTCGGGGCGCGATTTACGAAGATAAATTGCATATTTTTCAGATTTTTTCAAAATAATTCTACACCACCCTTGCAATATAAGAGGAATAATGATATAATATAGATATCCCTGATAAAGACATCTATTTTTTCCTCTCATTACCTCAATTTCATTTTTTTCATGTTTTTCTGTTTGACAGCGGAAGAACCTCCTTTCTAAGCGAAAAGTCCCATTAATGGGGCTTTTCGTTTTTCTTCGGGGTAATTCGTATCATGCATCTTGCTTTTTGGTCTGCTCATGCAGTTCGGTCAGCATTTCAAGCCGTCCTGAGATATTTGCCCTTTCTGTTGGTGTGAGCGCTCTGTACATTAATATTATCCTCTGTTCATCGTTTGTGAGATAATCGGCGGGTATATAAGGCTTATCGGTGCGCCCGAGAATATAATCAACGGTACACTTCAAAAAATCGGCAGCGTCGCTTAGCACTTTAGCGGATAAACCATATTTCTTTGTCGCTGACGCATTAATGGTAGTTTTATCAATGCCGCAGTATTCGTTTAAATCCTTAAACATATAGCCTAATTCTATGGTGCGTCTTTTAATACGCTCTACTACAAGTTGTGAATTATACACCAAAAACACCGCCTTTATTTGTGCAATATAACGATTATGTTTTTTTTCATAATTGCCTATTGATTTATTATGATTGATGTGCTATAATATTAACAGTGAATAAAAATTCATAAAATTAACTTGACCGTCCGAGAAATACTTTTTTTCAAAAAGTGCTTTCGGCAGTCTTTATGCGACAGGATATAACATGACACTTACATTCTATCACATAATCGCGCATTTGTCAATATTTATTCACATATAATTTATTATGGGGGTGATAAAGATACATGATTATAGGATATTCCGCGCCGAGGTGGATAAGTTCAAGCGGCTCCACGGCGTGACCAATAGCGACATAGCAAAAGCGACAGGCTATTCGTTGTCGGCTATTCTCAAATTCATGGGCGAGAATACAAGTTACAACAGCGGCAAAATCGCGAAGGCTATATCCGAGGTGTATAACATACCGCTTGAATAGAAAGGAAAGGTGAACGTGAGTAAAACAAGAAACAGGCGACCGATAACAGATTAAGAGGTTGATGATGAAGATTAAAGAGTACACTATTGGTAAAACTCGCGTGACTGTACATGATGATTGTATCGTCAAATCGGCGCAGGAAGTCAACAACATATTAACTCGTTGCGGGAAGATAGTTGCCGAGAGCCAACAGCGGAAAAACGGAACAAGAAAGGAAGATGTAGCGTGAAAAAGACAGACGGTTTTCACTCCCGCGTCTATACCGAGCGTCCTGCTTATGCCGATTTACCCGCGCCCGACAAATTTCAAGCTATTCTCGGTATTATTGGAACGCGTTTAAAACAGCACCCGAACGCGATATGCAGTTACAGCGGCGGGTCGGACAGCGATATTCTTATAGATTTGTTGGAAGATGCAAGGGACGCATTCGGTCTTCCGCCGATAAAGTATTGTTTTTTCAACACAGGTCTTGAAATGGACGCAACAAAGCGCCATGTCAAGGAAATCGCGGAGAAGTACGGTGTCGAGATAACCGAGTACCGACCCGCAAAGGGTAAGAACATAGTTCTTGCAACGAGGAAATACGGACAGCCTTTCATATCAAAAATAATGTCAACAGCTTTGGAAGTGGTTCAAAAAAAAGGCTTGCCACTCAGCATAAAGACTGAGTACGATCAGGCAGAAGATAAGCAAGCTAAGCGGCAGGAACTTCGGGAGAGATACCCGGGAGCGGAGACAGGTATAAACTTCTTATGCTGTTGCAACAACAAAGGCGACCCACGGCCCGATATTCAGCTTGTTATTAACAGTTCCGCGTATATGTGGGACTTCATCAACGAAAATCCGATACCGTTTAAAGTCAGCGCTAAATGCTGTGACTGCTGTAAGAAACAGGTCGCGCACCGCGTACAAAAAGACTTTGAAATGGTCATCACGGGCGAACGACGTGACGAAGGCGGAATGCGCAGCGTGCCGAAGTCAAAGGACATGAACGGAACAATGTGCTTTTCGCAGGAAAAGAGCGGACAATTCCGTTTCAAGCCGCTGTACTACGTTTCGGATGCCGATAAAGAGTGGTACAAGCGAGAACGCGGTATCAGGTATTCCGATGCTTACGAGGTCTACGGATTGACACGAACGGGCTGCTGTGGGTGCAGTATATCATCAAAAGCGGTGTCTGACTTGGAAAAGATAAGACCGTATGAACCGCAAGTCGTGAAAGCAGCATGGAACATATTTGGGGATAGTTACCGATACCGTCAAGCGTATGAGGAATATAAGAAACGAAAAAGGGCAGAAGAAACAGACAACGGGCAGCTTAAATTCTTTTGAAAGGTGTGATAAATCAAGTGTTATCAGTTAAACGCGCAGAAACCGCCCAAAATTACACACAGGCGCAAAAACAAGGCAGGGTTGATAAAAAAACTATACCCTTGAACAGAAAACGCGATATAGAGCAATTCAGAGCGGTTCTCGACGATGTGATTTTAAAGGAGTGTGAAAAACATGATTAAACATCAAAAAATCGGCGGTTCTTTGGTTCTGATATTCTTCTTCCTCGCCGTTCTGCTTGCCGATGTATGTTTTCCAATTTCGGTTCTACTGCTTATCGGCGCGGCTTTCGCGGCAGTGTACGGGCAGTGCGACCGCAAACGGACAAGCATTGAGGAAATCGAACACGACTACAGTGCATAAAAAACACCCTGCCAAAAGAGCAGGGCAAAGCAAATACAACAACAAACAACATTAATTATATCACAAAACGGAAAGGAAGTCAAGGTATGTCGAGAATATCAGAATACATGATAACTCAGACCGAGAAAAACAATACCTTCATCTTTGAAGAGTTGAACGTCAGAGCCGAGGCTGCAAGAGATTTGGCAGAACCGTTTGAGCTGGACGGAGTAAAGTTTGAGCAGGGCTGTGACAGAGACGGCTCAATCTCGGTTATAGGCATTAAAAAACTGTCAGAAATATGTGGCTCGCCTATAAAGGAGCGTGTTGTAGAATACAAGAACGGCAGCAGGGCGGTTTACAACGAACTGATTCACAACGGGATAAAGTTTTCCGAGCTGGTTGATTATATTTCAGCTAACGAGGTGAATGAATAATGTTACCCGAAATCAACGCCTATATCTGTTATGCTTGCGACAGTATTTTCAACGGTTTTAGACTTAGCTGTCCGTACTGCGGCAGCTCTGAAATTTACCACAACGGGCATCATGTTCGCGAGGAGCTGAGTGCTTACAATGAGTGGATAGATGACATGATAGATGAAATGAGGGACAAAGATGTTTGATAGCGGCATATCGCGTTACATCAAGGCGAAAGCGACAGTTGAGGTGTGTTTTCCGGTTGACGAAAAGGGCAACGAATACATTTGCTGCATGCGATGCAAGTTTTACAGCGGAACATCTGGACGGTGCCGCTTAACGGAAGAAGTCGTACCGTTCCCGAGTAAGTATGTTGGCGGATTATGCCCGCTTGAACAAGAAATATGAAAGAGAGGTTACAATGCAAATAGCAGGAGTTGAATTTAAACCTGTAAAAAAATATGAGCAATTCTACGAAGTATCGACAGACGGCGCTATTTTTTCTAAAATCACAAAGCGATTTAGAAAGCAAATTGTAAACAGTAAAACAGGATATTCTGCTATTGTTTTATGTAATCCTGAAACAAAGGAACATAAAACAGTATCGGTGCATAGAATAGTTGCCGAAGCATGGATACCAAATCCAAATAATTATCCGTGTATAAACCATATCAACGAGAATAAGCTCGATAATCACGTTTCAAATCTTGAATGGTGCACCAAAGCCTATAACAACACATATAACAACAAAACGCAACGCTGTTGTAAAGCAATATATCAGATCGATATAAAAACAAACGCCATAATCAAGATATGGAAAAGTGCAAGAGAGGCTGCACCTCACTTTAATACGAATTATAAAAATATATCTGCTGTTTGTAGAGGAAAAAGAAAAAGCGCAGGCGGGTATAAATGGAGGTTTGCATAATGGCACAGTGCGTTATAATTTACGGAAAAAGCGGCAGCGGTAAGAGTAGATCGTTAAAAAACTTCAATGAAGATGAAATCTTGCTTGTAAACGTCGAAGATAAAGCCTTACCGTTCCGTAATAAGTTTAAAAACGTCATAAACACCGATAACATGACGGTTATTGCAAAGGCGTTAAAGGAAATGAAACAGAATGTAGCAGTTATCGACGACGCGGGTTACATCATGGTTAATATGTTTATGGCGCGTCATCGGAATATGCGCGGCGGCGCAGTATATGAACTATACAACGATATTGCAGATGTATTTTATTCGCTAATAAAATTTATTAAACGTGAATTACCGCCTGAAAAGATAGTGTATATCATTATGCACGAAGATACGGTTTCGGAAACAGGGCAGACAAAGTTGAAAACTATCGGCAAACTCCTTGACGATAAATGCTGTATCGAGGGCAAGGTCACAATTGTCCTACGGTGTATCTCTGAGGACGGAAAGCACTATTTTAAGACCATGACAGACGGCACAGATATCACCAAAGCACCTGAAGGTATGTTTGATAACGAGTACATCGACAACGATCTGAAAGCGGTTGATATAGCAATCCGCGAATATTACAAGTAAAGGAGAAAACAGCAGATGAAAAGAATAAGTAACTGGGACAACATCACACCCGTCAACGCCAACGGCGGCAGCGGCAGACTTCCCGCAGGCGGCTACGTCGGCACTATCGTAGGTGCAAAAGAGGTCGTATATAAGCAGGGGACGGCTGACGAGTACAGCCGCCTTGAAATCGCTCTTGACGTTTCCGAGGGCGAGTACAGCGGATTCTTCAAAGACAAATTTGACGCTGATCAGAGCGAGAATAAAAAATGGAAAGGTGTTTATCGCGCAT